TGACACTGTTTCGTCATCACCACATATCCGCTGCTTGGTGACAGAGGCCGCGTCGCCGAACAGTGCTTGCTGCACTGACAGCACACACCTCAGATAAACCAGGTGAAGTATGGTGTTGTCCCGGGCAGTATTTCTGTGCCCGGACCACAACCCACATTTGACTTGCACACACCCAGCAGGTGTGGTTATGAAGGCCCTATTGTGCGAGGCGGCCACCCAACGACACGCAGCTGCCTTGTCACGGGCCCAGCTCTCCTCAACCGTGTCGAACGCGTCAGCCAAGGCCAGATCCACGAGCTGCATTGACCGCAATGAGTGCAGGATGTTGAAGTTGGTGTAATCGTTGCTCACCCTCCACACCGATGGACCCGCGTCAAAGTTGACCCACTCGGCTACATCGGCTGGAGTCTGCTGGAGCACCATACCCTCGTGTTTAGTGGATCCCTCGACGTGGTGAGAGGCATAGCCGGCCACAAAAGCTGCCAAGTCGTCCAGTGCCAAAAGTGCTCGCTTCTTGAGGCCGGGCTCAGGCTTCGTGGACCCGCGGGCGATAGCAGCTGGAGGGTCTTTGAGTGCCGCGACCAGAGCGTCCTTGGTTAGATGCTCCATGGCTATTGGCTTGATGGGCCGTAGCTGCAGGTCGAACTGGGGGACAGCCGCCTCCTTGAGCTGCCGCTTAAGACTGCCACCCATGGACGTGGTGCCGCGAGGTGACTCCCACCACCGCCTTTCAAAGAACTCGTCGAACGATCCTCCAGTGGTACGGAGTTTCCTCACCACCAAGGACGCCACTTCAGCCAATGTAGCTTCCCGTATGGCCCGATACCCCTCCACGCTCACCACACCATCGCGGTACCCCCTCTTGGGAGTGGTGTCCCTTGTTCGTTCACTTAGCTCTTTCGCCCAGTCCGCATCATCACTGGTCCGGCCGGCCAGGGATACCAGCCGGCGCATGCGGAATGCATGCCGGAGTTCTTGTGGCCCGGCACCAAACACTTGCCCAAGCCTACGGCACTCACTAGCAAACGGCTTCACCACATCTGGCCATTG